AAAACATGGTCAGAATAGCCAAACAACTGACCATCCCTATAATGAGCATAAACATTGATGTTAGGATGATCCGTAATTTTGTGGTCAAACGATTCAGCAAAATCTTGCAAGTTTCCAAATTCAAATGAGTCTTTTGGTATTAGTTTATAGTCTATTCGTGTTCGCATATTTATTAATTAAATCCAACCTTGGGATCGTATCCCGAAATTTCGTTTGGAATATAATCTTTAAACCGATTTGCCTGCTGTGCAATTATTTTTTTTCTTGTTGCAAAATTTCCGCAAGCAGCACACGGCAAACATTCAGATTGAGGGGAAAATAATGGAACAGATGAATACAATGGGACAACCGGATCATCTTTAAATGGCGTAATGTATCTAAAGGGAAAATCAGTTATTTGTTGTGATGCTGTAGTTATGGATGGCATATTAACAAGGATTCTGTGCGAGATATTGTTGTGCTGCCGAATTTGCTGCATTTTGAGCAAGAATCCCAGCTTGATTATTAGCGTCAATTTGTGAAATGCTTGACAAGAAACTTGCAGATGCTGTTGCGGAAATTGACTTACTTGGATTGCTTGTGCATGGAAGCGTTACAGTCCTAAATTCTTTAGCCCACCATGATTTTTGCGTAGTGTCAGCTTGCTCATACGGACTTGGCATAAGATCAACATAAAGATTCTCGCCGTCTTGAGAAACAACGCATGATTTTGTTTCTGGAGCTTGTGGAACTCCGGTGCTTCTTTCGCTCCAAGGATCAAGGAACAATCTTACTGATTCAACGCCAAACTCACCGCACCATTCGACAAGCAATGAAAATGCTTTGTCAATGTCGTTTGTTAGATTTGATTCGCAAGTTGTAGTAGATGCTCTGCGTTGAGAATTTTCAGTAATAAGCCTGCGATATTGAGTATTAAGGAATCCAAGTTTTGCAATCTCATCAGCAAAATCACTATTGACCCATTGATAGTCATTGGTAACTGCCATCAATCGTGTTTCAAGAACATTTTGATACGATCCTTTTGAGCCGCGATACGCAACTTTGACATCAACAGTTCCTCCAATCTCACAAGCCTCAATTTCCGCATAAGCGAATTGTTTTAGATCAACTGCATCGCCAAGCAATCCAGTTTCCATCTGACAATAAATTCTGCTTACTTTTTCAGTAACATTTCCATCAACATCAATGTCAAAATATGTGTCAACGCGATCTGGCATGAATGACTCCCAAAGATGATTGTATGAACCATCATTTGTTGCTGAGTAATCAACGGAGAAGTGGAAACAACGAGGAGTGCCGTTTACAACGCCAGAAATCCACTCTACAGGTCTTGTGCCAGTCCATACGCCACACCATGCAGGAAACTTCTGCTGTGACCATTCAGAGGCTGCTGCGTAATCAAGAGCCATCGTTGCAGAATTACATGGTTCAAGATATGGAATAGAATACAGCAAGTAGTTTTCAAATGTTATTGCACATATGTTGGATGTATCTCCAGCCATGTATGCTTTGACTCTTGCCATCTCAACATCTCGATATAACGATTGCGAAGTAATATACGCTGATGCTGCAATGTCAGAACTAATCAATCCTCCTTGCGAATACCACCAGATTTGACCAGCTTGAAACGAAATCGATTTTCCAGCTACGCAGCCAATCGTTGGGTATAGCGTAGTTTGGAAGTTAGGTGTAGTTGTCCACAATGTTCGATCATAAATTCCGCTTGAGAGGGAATATGTCGCACGATCTGTAAACACAATCAGTTTTGTCTCGTTGTTTTGACCAATGTAATTAGTCATTCCAGTAACAACGCGAGCAAAAGCAAAGTCTCCTCGGCCTGCTCCGCTTAATCTTTCAGTAAACGATGTTGGATCACCAATGTCAGATGCAAGAACAATGTTTTTTGATGCTACCCAAAGTCGATTCCCGCTGAATGCCATCCAATATCCAATCGGAATTGAATTTGTTTGAACTCCATTTTTATTTGATCCATCCCAATACGCAGGAGAAGAAACCCCATCTTGAATAACAACAATACGATGAGATGGAGTTACTGTTATATCGCCACCAGTTGATACTTTAGCAGTTTGCGTTGCCAAAGTAAAAACAAACTGGTCAACAGATGGATCAAGCTTGATGTTTTTGAGACGATAATCTTCCCAGTTTTTAGGTTGTTTGAGAGGAAATGGAGAATAGTAAACGCTGCCATTGACTGCAAATACAGCATATGGCAATTCATCAGCAACAACACTTGTTCCATCTGGATTGAAAATTTCAGCAGGAATTACTTTTGTTACTCCATTTTGAACAATCGTATCAGAAGCATTTGATTGTTTGTTTGAAGAAAAAAAAATTCCACCTTGGAAGTTGCCGGGAGGAAGCGATAACCTCATTGCATTGCCGGGTCTTGTTTGAACAACGCCACCTCGGACGGCAACATTTACACCCCATTTAAATTGATTGTCTGGCAATGCCCAAGGGTTGCGGACAGAGTTTACGCCAAGCATCCATCCAGATGCAGTTTTACTTTCTCTGCCAGATGTTATCTGTGCGCTTTTCATTAAAACATTACTGGGTCAGTAGTATCCCCATATGTGATGGAATTTATCTGCGGTGTAACCATTGCGTGACCATCAATCGATTCCTGCTGATTCTTTAGATAAGCAAAAGCAATTTGCCAATAGCGAGCGGACTGATCAGCAAAATCTTTGTCTTCCAAATCGCAAGCATGAACAGCAGTAATAATAGCTCGCTCTTGCTCCAATGGAATAAAGTCATAGATGCTTGTAATACTTGGAGTCTGGATGCGATACGAAATCCTTGCCCATGCACAAGGCTTGCCAATGCGAATCCTGCGATACTGAGGATTGACTTCAGATGGATGATACTGACCAATCAGCGTCATGTCATTGCTGCGTCCGTAATCATAGGCGTAAAGCGAAACATAACCTTCTGTGATTGGTTTATCAATTTGACTAACTGATTTCACAAATACTGGCAATGTCACAGAGTCAACAAAAAATGTCGAATCAACAGATTCTCCAGTTGTTGTGTATGATTTTCGGCCAGTTGTTGAAGAAGTGTTTTTAGCGTGAGCTTGAGTATCGTAAAGCTCAAATGAATTGTTATCTACTCTACGAGCATAATATGTCGTTCCAGATACCAATCCAGTCGGCAAAACATCTCCTTCTTTTGCGCGAGGAACAACAGCATCACCAGTATTGAATTGAGACTGATCAGCATCAATGCTTGTAGATGCAGAAACATTAAATGTCCTAACAATATCAAGTTTTAATTGACCACTGCCGGGGCTTGTTAATGTTTGAAGTATTCCACCAAGATAAACCTTAAATGAATTACCAGACAATTTTATCGTGTAATTTGTAGTAGGTATTAGCGGAGTTGGTAATGTTTGAGTAGTTGAAAACTGAACAATCTCATCCTCATTCAAATATTCTATTGTGCTCGGTTTAATCAAGTCACCATATGGAAGAGATTGGAATGATCTACGCAAGGCATAATATGACTGACCAGACCCAAATGAGTTTACGACAACAAGACCAGTTGTTCCTCCTGCATTTGCATTTACAAGCGTGTTGTAGACTTTAGCAGTAGAATTATTGATCTTGTTAAGGTAAAATGGCGTTACACCATTATCAATTTGAGGATTTGTATTGGGCAGTAAATAATCCGTTCCCCAGTAAATTTCTTGACCTGTTGCAAGATTAGTAAAATCTCCAGCCCAGTTGTTGTTAAAAGTAACACTAAATGGACGAGAAAGCGAAACATACAATGTTCCAGTTCCAGAAGATGTTATATTGACATCACTAAAATCAGTATTTTTGATTGTGAAGTTGCCAGTTGATGTATTCAACGGAATTTCTGCTCGATATGCAGTTCCAGCAACCAATGGTGATGGCAACACGCCAGTTGATGTAAACGCAACAAATACACCAGTTGAAGGAGTAATTGAAACAGTAGGAGTTGATGTATAATTGGTTCCTGCTGTTACAATATTTAATGCAGTAACCTCTCCAGAAACTGCTGTAATTGTTCCAGTAGCAGGGGAAGCTGTTCCAGATGCAATTGCAAATTGGAATGTTGTTGCTGTTGGGTCTGGAACGCTTGATGTAATTGTTCCAGTAGCAGGAGTTGTTAGTGTTGAAGCTACAGTATATGTAAATTCATTAGGATTAGAATAAACAGTAACAACAACATTTCCATTGTATCCAGCAGGACTTGCTCCAGCAATAGTTACAACATCTCCAGTTGAATAGTTATGAGGAGTAGGAGTTACTGCTGTTGCAATTGCTCCAGACCTTGAAATTGTAAGGCCACTTATTGTTGTCAATGGAACAGATGTAATAACCTTTGTTCCATTGTATGCGTTTGGAGTAGCACCAGAAATTGTTACAGATTGATCGATGCTATAACCATGAGGAATAGATGTTGTAGCAGTTGCAACAGAACCAGATGTTGTGAGGCTTGATACGCTCAATACAGCATTATTGATAGATGCTGTAGCAGTAGCCCCAGTTCCTCCACCACCAGTAATTTTAACTTGAGGTGGATCAGTGTAATTTAAACCTCCAGATATTTTTTTGAAGCTCGAAACAAAAGATGTTTGAACCTTTGCAGTTGCTGTTGCTTGAGTTCCTGTGCCTCCCGGTGCGCCAATTGTAATTGTAGGAGCATCAGTATAACCAAGACCTCCGCTTGTAATTACAACTTGATTTACAGAGCCAGAAACAAGAATTGCGTATCCAGTTGCAGTTGCTGTTTGAATTGTGCTTCCAGCAGGTTGAGATGGAGGATCAGAAAAAGTAACAGTTGGAGTTGAGGAGTATCCAGAACCACCAGCAGTTACAGTAATAGAAACAACTGAACCAACAGTTACTGCTTGGAATTGCGCTCCAGAACCAGATGGGGTTGCAATGTTAAGCGTTGGAGCAGTAATTTGTGATGTTGTGCCAGTGGTTGCTGTAGAAGCAATTAATTTTACAATAGAATTTGTTCCACTGCCAGAGTCTTTAAGTGAAATTGGATTTACAAGACTTGTTGGCGTTGATACAGCGGCATCCGCATAACTTTGATGCAAAGAAATAGTATATTGGTCAATAACATTGACATAATAGTTCTGATTCGCAATCAGCGGTTGTGGAAGGTTTCCAGAAGCAGTAAACGCCTGCACTTGATCTCCATCATTGTAATAATGGCGAACAGGGAATGTAAGAGTTGTCTGTGGATCAATCTTTTTACGAATATCTACATTGAGAGAGGCTGTAGTTCCAGTTGTGTAGATTGGATTTATATTTTTCTTTGCATCATCAGAACTACCAAAAACAGTCAAATTAGTAGAATCAATCGCATTCGCATAGTATGTATTTTGAGAACTAAGAGGAGATGGAAGGGATTGACCAGATGGGAATGTAATCTGATTGGCAGTATCAAGCGTAAATTCTGGAGCGGATGCAAGTTTAAGTGCAGTTACAACTTGCGAATCTCGGCTATCTTTGAATTGCAAATTACCAGCTCCAACAATGCTCTGAAGATTTATTGGATATTCCAATGCTTGAGCATTTAGAGGATCATTGAAAAGTTGAACAGTGTATGCGTCAATTACGCCAATGTAATATGTTTGACCATTCTGCAATGCTACTGGAATTGTTCCAGAAGTTGCTGTAACACTCATTCCTTGCCCAGACGATAGACCATGAGCAGAGGATGACCTAAACAAGTTTATGGGCGTTATAGCAACACTACGGGTCTTTACTGTTGCATCATCTGGAGCAATCGTTCCGTATGCGAAATCACTTTGCGAGTGGATTGGAACAAGAAGACCATCTACTCCAGTTCCATTTGCAAGTTGTGAGCGAATTGTGCGGTTGTCTTGATCAGTTCCAAGAACGCGAATTGTCTTGCCGACATCATTCTCCATTTCAGCCACCGCAACAAGCTGAGAAGGCTGAATAATATCCATGAGAGTTGCAACATATCCACGATCATCCCATGCCCATTCAACGGAATTGTAAACTCCACCTTTGTTTACATGGTATTGGAAAAGTCGATTACGGAAATATGTTGGGCTACCATCAATATTAACTGCAAGAGGCACATCAATGCCGCGAGGAAGCGTGATAGAACAACGATCCCATCCAGTGCATACATCAACATCAGCAACAGAGTGAGTCCAATGACCAGACTCCATCAATGTTGCTACTGCTTGCGAAATTTTACGAAAAATCTTCTTTTCGTCGGTAGTCCCTAAAATTTCAGCGCATTCATCAAAAATCTGAGAAACAAACATGGCGCGACATTATCGCATCGAACCTTCTTGTGCAAGAGATTTAAGAAACTCTTCGTCTTCAGCAGTTGCTGGCACTTCAGAAGGAGCAGATTCATCCATAGGAGCTTCGCTTGCGCCTTTCTGAGCATCAACATTCGCTTTCATTGCTTGAATAGCAGCAGCAAGTTCAGCAGAGAGAGTTTCAAGTGAATTTAGAACATCGTATTCCATCTCTACAACAACTTTACCACCAGCAGGAGTTGCCATATCGGGAGTTGGTGCGGCCATTTCCCCCGGCATCGCTTCTGGTGTTGGAGTTGGAGCCTCTGTTGGAGGCATTGTTTTGTCTTGTGCCATAAAATTAATCTTCGTTTTCTTCTTCGTTTTCTTCGGATTTGCCTTCAGCAGCTTTTAATCCCATTTCGATAGCGTCTTCGTCATCGTCTTCTTCCATTTCGCTTTCGGGCATTTCCTCGCAGCATTCGGGTTTGATTCCGCAGATGCAAAGCTCAACTGAATGACGCTTCTCATTTTTACCATTGCGAGTAATATCTTCCGTGCGCTCCATCACTTTCTTGTAATGGATGATTGCCATTCCTTCTTTTTTGAGCTTCTCAAGACCTTTTACATTGTCAAAG